GGTTGACTTGTTCAAAAAACTCGACGTGGCGGCGATTCAGGAAAGTGATTACCACCTCCCGCCAAGAGCATTGGCATACAAAGAAGCCGCCAGGACTAAGCCGGTATCTAGCCTTCGCGCCGGAATAGGTGCTCCTCAGCCCATCGGCAGGCCTGAGCCTCCAGCAGTGCAGCAGGGCATCGGCCAACTGCCGCAGGCTCCGCAGGACATACCCGGCGTCGAAAACCTTGCGCAAGGAATGAACAATCAGCAGTTAATGGAATTTGTTCGTCGGCTGTTCCGCGACCAAGATTAACTTGAGTTGTCTTAACAACTCCGATCAACTAGGATACCAACATGCCAATTGATAAAGCTATTAACCAAGCCCCTGCCACGGACATCATCGTGGTAGCGGACGAGGAAGCGGCTGCCCCGGACATTGAGATCGTTCTTGAGGACGATGGCAGCGCGGTTATCGAGATTGGCGAGGCCGAAGCGCAGGAAGTGGACTTCTATGCGAACCTGGCCGAGGTCCTTGAGCCGGAAGCCTTGGCCCGTATTTCGATCGACGTGGCCTCGATGTTCGAGGCCGACAAGGGATCGCGCTCGGATTGGGAGCAGATGTACGCCAAGGGGCTGGATCTGCTGGGCTTGCGCATGGAAGAGCGCACGAAACCTTTCCGTGGTGCCTCGGGTGCGACGCATCCGATGCTGCAAGAGGCGATCATTCAGTTCCAGGCACAGGCTTTCCGTGAGCTAATGCCGGCTGGCGGCCCTGTCCGCACTCAAATTCTGGGCAAAGAGACCGTGGACAAGTTCCAGCAGGCCTCGCGCGTGCAGGATTTCATGAATTATCAGATCACCACGGTGATGGAAGAGTACACACCGGAGTTCGATCAGCTCCTGTACTACACCGGATACGGTGGTTCGACGTTCAAGAAGGTCTATTACGACGCTCAGTTGGGCCGAATGGTGTCCAAACTGTGCTTGGCCGACGACATTTACATCCCGTACAACGGGTCGAGTGTCATTTCGCAGTGCCCGCGCCTTACCCATCGCATTGCGATGGACTCCAACGAGTTCCGCAAGCGTGTTTTGGCTGGCGAATACCTTGATGTGCCGGTGGATTTGGAGCCGACGCCTGTTGATCCGAGCCAAATTCAGGCTGCGATTGACAAAGTGGTCGGTGTTCAGCCGACAGACAGCGCTGGCGAAGTGTTTTTGTTGGAAATGTTGGTCGATTTGGACATTCCGGGCTTTGAAGACCTGGACGAGAATGGCAATCCGACCAAAATTAAGCTCCCGTACGTCGTTACGCTGGCCGATGACACGCTTCGTGTTGTTGGTGTGCGCCGAAACTGGAAGGAAGACGATCCGCTCAAGCGTCGTCGCAACTATTACGTGCACTACGTGCTCGTGGAAGGTCCCGGCGCGTACGGTTTGGGCTTTGTGCACTTGGTCGGCAGCCTTTCGAAGTCTGCAACGACCGCACTTCGTCAATTAATTGACGCCGGCACGCTCGCAAACCTGCCTGCTGGTTTCAAAGCCCGTGGCGCGCGAATCGCGGACGATTCTGATCCGATCCAGCCGGGCGAATGGCGTGACATTGACGCCGGTGGCGCGGAACTTTCGTCGTCACTCTTGCCGCTGCCGTACAAAGAGCCGAGTCAGGTGCTGTTTGCGCTGCTTGGGTTCTTGGTTGATGCCGGCAAGCGCCTCTCCAGCACTGCGGACATGCAGGTTGGCGATGGCAATCAGTACGCGCAGGTTGGAACGACGCTGGCATTGCTCGAACGTGGCTCGATGGTCATGTCGGCAATCCACAAGCGACTGCACTACGCGCAGTCGATGGAGTTCCGACTGCTGTTTGAAGGCTTTGGCGAGTATCTGCCGGATGAGTACCCGTACGAAGTGCCGGGTGCGAGCCGAAAGATCAAGCGCGCCGACTTTAACAAGATGGTGTCGGTGCTTCCGGTCGCCGACCCCAACATTTTCAGCACCGCGCAGCGTATTCAGCTCGCGCAAATGCAGTTGCAGCTCGCTCAAGGCGCGCCGCAAATGCACAACATGTACGAAGCGTATTACCGCGTGTACGCGGCGCTCAACGTACGTGATATCGACGGCATCCTGTTGCCGCAGCACACGCAGATGCCGCGCGATCCTGCGACCGAGAACGCTTCGGTGCTAAACGGCATGCAGTTGAAGGCGTTTGCTGGTCAGCAGCACGATGCGCACATTGCAACGCACTTGATGATGGGCCTCTCGCCGATTCTTCAAGGCAATCCGATGGCCGCGATGGTGCTACAGCAGCACGTTCTCGAACACGTGCGCTTGAAGGCCGAGGAAGACGTCGAGGCCGATCTATTCAAGCTGTACGGAACGGATCCGGATCGCATGGTGTCAGCTATCCAGAAGGAAGGCATGGTCGCCATCAAAGTCGCGCAGTACATGCAAGAAGTTCGCACGATGCAGGACCAGATTGCTGGCACCGCAGGCGGTGGCGAAGACCCGTTGGTCGCGCTCAAGGAGAAGGAGATCGAGCAGCGCGCTGCTGCCGATCAGGCGAAGATCCGACTCAACGAACAAAAGTTGCAACTCGAGCAGCAGAAGCTGCAACAGTCAACGCAGATCGATCGAGAACGCCTGCAATTGCAGGCATCACGGCAAGGAGGTTGATATGCCGCTCAAACGTGGCTCAAGCCAAAAGACGATTAGCTCCAACATCGGTGAGATGGTCGGTTCCTTCAAAAAGAAGGGCAAGATCGGCACCAGCAAGCCTGGCAGCGTGAAGGAAGCGACCAAGCAAGCCGCAGCCATTGCGTATGCGAAGGCCGGTAAGTCGCGAAAGATGGGCAAAGGCGGCGTCATGGGCGCTGTGAAGACCGTCAAGAAGAAGGACGGTAATCGTCCAGTTAAGATTTACTAAGTTGAAGCGCCTCAGAGGGTGCGCACTACCCTCTGCTTTTCATGGAACCCCACCATGCTTGAATTTGCAGAAGCAGTACTGAGAGAAATCAGAAAGCTCCGTGAGAGCTCTGAGAGCATCGTCCTTAACGGCAGCATTGCCGACATGGAGCGTTATCGCTTCATGATGGGTCGTCTCGAAGGGTTAAAGCTGGTTGAGGATTCCGTAAAAGAGTTGCTGAAGAAGCATTCGGATGACCGGTTTTAACCTGACAGGAGACTTATGAGCACGAAAGTCAAAGAGCTGACCGCTTTGGAAAAGAAGTGGCAGGAAGAGGAAGCCACCAGAGTTCCGACTCTGGAAGATGCGTACACCAGTGAAGGCCTGAAGCCGGAGAAGTTGGACGAGTCCGTGTTGGACCGCATTCCAACACCGACCGGTTGGCGTATCGCCATTCTCCCGTACCGTGGTGCGGACAAGACCAAAGGCGGTATCGCGCTTGCCGAGGAAACTCAGCGTAAGCAGCAGGTCAGCACGGTGTGCGGCTACGTCCTGAAGGTAGGTCCGCTTGCTTACAACGACGAGTCAAAGTTTCCCACCGGCCCGTGGTGTGCGGTCGGTGATTGGATCATCTTTGGCCGTTACGCCGGCGCGCGCATTCCTATCGACGGTGGCGAGATCCGCCTGATCAACGACGACGAGGTGCTCGGCAAGGTTGCCGATCCCGAAGACGTCCTTCACATGTGGTAACGGAGAGATCCTATGAACGAACAGCTAGAATTTAACGTGGGCGAGGACGAAGTTCCTGCCACCGTGGAGGTGGCTGAGACAGGCGAGGCAAAGGTCGTTCCAGAAACTTCTGAGCCGACCAAAGCCGAGTCTGCCGCCCCTGAGAAAGAGCTTGACCAGTACAGCGATAACGTCAAGAAGCGTATCGACAAGCTGACCGCGCGCTTGCGCGAGACGCAGCGCCGTGAGCAGGCAGCCTTGGAATATGCCAAGCAAGTACAGGCCCGTGCGCAGCAGCTTGAGCAGCAGTACATCAAGAGCGACGAAGAGCGTTTGACGGAGGCCAAGGGCCGCGTTGAGACGCAGGCTGTGGCACTCAAGCAAATTATCCGCAAGGCCCGTGAAGAGGGCGACGTGGATACGGAGACCGAGGCCCAACAGCGCCTGGCTTCGCTCACGTACGAGCAGAACCAGATCGACATGGCCAACCAGCAGCGAGCAGCGTGGGCCGCGCAGCAACAGGCTGCCGCTCAACAACAAGCCGCCCAGCCTGCGCAGCAACAGCAGCCCAGGCAGGTCGATCCTCGTGTGGAGGACTGGGCCGAGCGGAACAAGTGGTATGGGCGGGACACCGTCATGACCCACGCCGCTTGGGGAATTCATCGTCAGTTGATCCAAGCTGAGGGATTTGACCCCAGCTCTGACGAGTACTATGATGAACTTGACAAACGTATAAGAGACGCGTTTCCCCAGAAGTTTGGGGATAACGGCTCTGGTACGCAGAGCAGAAACCGTAACGTGCAGACGGTTGCGCCTGCCTCACGATCCTCTGGGATCAATAATTCTGCACGCCGCACTGTCAAGTTGACCCCTAGTCAAGTGGCAATTGCTAAAAAGCTGGGCGTTCCCCTTGAGG